GGTGGAAGATGTTCTGTTTTCCCCACCCTCAAGTTGCTATTGCTGCCCCCCGTAGGCACGCCAAAACAACTGCTATAACCCAAACCTGTACACTCGCTAGTGTCTGCTTTCGAGAACGCTCTTATGTTCTCATTGTATCAGACACCATAACCCAAGCCACCCAGTTCTTGGGAGATATTAAAAAAGAATTAACAGACAATGAGCCTTTACGCTCTTTGTTTAAAATTGATAAGCTCATTAAAGACTCAGAAGACGATATGATTTGTCTCTGTACTGATGGGTATATGTTTCGCATATCAGCTAAAGGGGCTGAGCAGAAGGTTCGAGGACTTAAATGGGACAACAAACGTCCTGATTTAATCATCTGTGATGACCTTGAGAATGACGAGATTGTTCTAAACAAAGAACGTCGTATGAAATTCAAGCGTTGGTTTAATGCTTCTCTTCTTCCTTGTAGGAGTATGAATGGGATTGTTCGATATGTGGGGACTATTCTGCATAATGACTCTTTGCTGGAAGGTGTTATGCCTCGTAAAGGGGACAAATACACTGTTGAAGAAGACCTAAAGACCTATTCCAAGAAACAACCAGCTAAATTAGCGTGGTATTCTGTTAAATATCGGGCTCATAGTCACGATTTTAAGCATATTCTCTGGAAAGAGCTTTACACAGCAGAGCATTTTAGGCTTTTACGTCACCAAATGACAGAAGATGGCCTTGCAGATGTCTACTCCCAAGAATATCTCAACTACCCACTGGATGAAACCCTTGCTTACTTCCGCCGTTCAGATTTTACAGACTTTACAGACCAAGACAGAGTTGCGTTTGATAACCCTGAGTGGAAAAAGCGTCACACCATCTACATTGGCTCTGACCTCGCAGTCTCCACAGCAGAGTACTCAGACTATTCCGTCTTTGTGGTCGGCGCTGTTGCAGAAACTGGGATGCTATATATCCAAAACGTAATTAGAGATAAAATGGACTCACAAGAAATTGTGGAAACCATTTTGTCTTTGCAAAGAACATACGATCCAATGTGTATGTCAATGGAGAAGGGCCAGATTGAGAAATCAATTGGCCCTTTCCTACGTGAGCGTATGATGCAAGAGAACTGCTATATGTCCATTTTGCCCTTATCACCCTCCACAGATAAAAAAGCCAGGGCACGTTCCATTCAGGCACGTATGCGGATGGGGGGAGTTAAATTTGACAAACAAGCGGAGTGGTTTCAAACCCTCCAAGAAGAGGCAGTTATGTTTGGCCGTGGTAAACACGATGACCAAGTGGATGCTCTCTCCTATCTCGGCCTCATCGTTGATAAGATGGTCGAAGGACCAACCCAAAAGGAAGTAGAAGAAGATGATGAATACGAATCCAGGGATGCCGGGTCAAGCTATGCAGGGCAATCAACCTACACAGGGTACTGACATGTCTCAAATGCCCTCACAACCGCAGGCATTGCCCGGTGGTATGGGTATGCAGCCTGAAGATGTACAAGAGGCTCCTGAAGCTAAAGAAGACACCCTACGCTCCATTCTTGAGTCAGTTAACATAGCAGAGAAGTTGGATAAAGAAAAACTTCACACCATCGGTGCAGATGCTAAAGAGGGGTTTGACCTTGATATGCAATCTCGCTCTGAGTGGGAAAAACAGATGGATAACTGGACTAAACTAGCCACTCAATTCCGGGAGGATAAAACATTTCCTTGGGCTCGTGCTTCTAATGTTAAATATCCTTTGCTTACAACTGCTGCTATGCAGTTTGCTGCTCGTGCCTATCCTAGCCTTGTTCCTAGTGATGGTAAGATTGTAAAGAGTCGAGTTATTGGTAAAGACCCTGATGGCTCCAAGTACGATTTGGCAGATCGTGTCTCTACCTATATGTCCTACCAAGTTATGCATGAGCTAACTGGTTGGGAAGAGGGGATGGATAAGTTGCTTATTATGCTTCCAGTTGTTGGAACCATATTTAAGAAAACTTATTGGGACTCAATTAAAAAGAAGATTGCATCTGATGTAATTCTTCCTAAGAATCTGGTAGTTAACTACTGGGCCAAGTCGCTCAAAGAAGCTGAACGCGTCTCTCAAATCATTGAAATGAGTCCACGCGTTCTTAAAGAACGCCAAATGTCTGGTGTGTTTATGGATGAGGAACTTGGCACCGCTCCTACTCCTATTGGTAAGCCGGGCCAACCTGCTCAAGATAAGACAACGCCTTACACAATTATTGAACAACACACCTACCTTGATTTGGATGACGATGATTATCCAGAACCATACATAGTTACATTTCATCTAGAGTCTGCAAAAGTGCTTCGTATTGCTGCACGATTTGATGATGAGACAATGTTTCATGATGACGAAGGTAAACTAACAAAGATTGAACCCATTGAGTATTTTACTAAGTTTGGCTTTATTCCCAATCCTGATGGTAGTTTTTACGATCTTGGTTTCGGGGTTTTGCTTGGTCCTATTAACGAGTCCGTTAATACTCTTATTAACCAGCTTATTGATAGCGGCACACTTAACAACTTACAGTCTGGGTTTCTTGGTAAGGGGTTAAAACTCCGCATGGGCGAAACAAAGTTTCAGCCCGGAGAATGGAAGGCAGTTAACTCCACAGGTACTGATCTGAAACAACAGATTGTTCCTTTGCCATCCAAAGAACCCTCTAATGTCCTTTTCCAACTCATGGGTAGTTTGATTACTTCCGGGAAAGAATTGGCCTCCATCGCAGAGATTTTCGTGGGTAAAATGCCGGGGCAGAATACTCCTGCCACTACAACGATGGCGACTGTTGAGCAAGGTATGAAAGTATTTACTGCTGTTTATAAGCGTATCTACCATAGTCTTGCAGAAGAGTTTATTAAGATTTTTAACCTTAATGCAACTTACATGAATCCTCAAACCTACCAAGAAGTAATTGGTATTACTGTTGGACCTGATGATTTTAGTGAGGAACAATATAAGATTTGCCCTGGTGCCGATCCCACTGCTGTCTCTCAAACAGAGAAGCTTCTTAAGGCTCAGGGCTTGCAGGAATTGCTTCCCCTAGGCATTCTTGATCCTGTTAAAGTTGGTTTGCGTATTTTGGAAGCTCAAGAGCAACCTAATTACCAAGACTTACTTAACCCTCAAGTTGCACAAACTGGTCAGATTCCTCAACAGCCCAATCCTAAAGTATTGGAAAGCCAAGCTAAGGTACAAGCTATTCAACAAACCTCTCAAATTAAACAGCAAGAAATGATGTTTAAAGAGCAGTTGGCTGCACATAGTGCTCAAGTTAAAACAGCTATGGCTGGGCAAGCAGCAGACCAAGAAGCCCGTAGCAAAGCTATGCTGGCCTCTCTGCAAGAAGCAATTCAAATCCACACTTCTAATATGCAAGTGGCACAAGATCGTATGACTGCCAACCAGCAGGCCATGCAAAATGAGGTAGCTCATCGTCAAAAGCTAGGACACGCTCAACAGCAACATGCTCAAAAGCTTACCCATGCAGAACGTATGGCTGCCGTACAACGGCAACAGGCTGCCAAATCAAAGCCTCCTTCCAAAGGGAAATAAATAAGTGAATCACAGTGATTTTAAAGACTGGCAATCATATCCGATTACCAAAGCATTCTTCATTTCGGTAAACAATCGAATTGAAGCATTGAAAGAAGAACTCAGTTATCAAGCTGGAGAAAGTTCTACCATCGACTCTAAAAAGGTTGGTGCTATTCAAGCTTTGCGTGATGTACTAGATACTGATTGGTTTGAGGAAACAAGTGTATGATAACAATTCTTCTTCATAGAATCCTTGTTAAGCAACAAAAGCTTAGTGAGGCACATAAAGAATATAAACGTGCTGAGGCACTCGGTATTGTCATCCCGGATAGCGTGGACACCAAGCGTGTACAAGCGGGGGTAGATAAAGGTGTTGTGGTGGCTATTGGCCCTACTGCCTACCGGGACTTTAACACTGATGTTCCTATTAAAGTAGGTGACGTAGTTGCGTTTGCTAAGTTTAGCGGCAAAACTATTGTTGATCCTGAGACTGATGAAGAGTATGTCGCTTTGAACGACGAAGATATTGTTGCTACCCTAACTGGAGAATTAAATGGCTGATGAAAACACCCCTATTGAGAATGTGGAACCAACTGAACTAACCCCTGTCGAGCTTCAAGCTAAAGACTCGGGTTGGGTTCCCAAAGATGAATATAATGGTGAAGAACACAAATGGGTTGATGCAGGAGAGTTTCTGCGTCGTGGGGAACTCTTCAAGAAGATTGAAGATCAATCCAAACAACTTAAAGATGTTCGTTCTGCACTGAATGAAATGAAGAAGCTTCATAGCCAAGTGCGTGAAGTGGAATATAAACGAGCCCTTGATGCTTTGCGTCAACAAAAGAAAGACGCTCTTATTGATGGTGATGCTGAGGCAGTGATTGCTGCTGATGAACGCATTGACCTTGTTAAAGAGCAAGTCAAACAACTACAGTCGGCTCCCGCAGACGTGCAGGAAAACTCCGGTGCTGAACACCCCGAGTTTGTTGCTTGGACTGAACAAAATAGTTGGTATAAGTCTTCTACTCCTATGAAAGCATTTGCGGATGCTCTTGGACAAGACTTGGCTCGATCAGGAAATAGTCCCTCTGAAGTATTGCGTAAAGTTGCAATTGAGGTGCGTAAAGAATTTCCCAACCGGTTCAAAAATCCTAATCAGGAACGACCCGGTGCTGTAGAATCTGGTAAAGGAAGTGGTAGTTCCAACTCTACTAAATTTACTCTTAGTGACGATGAGCGTCGCGTTATGAACACCTTTATCCGTACTGGAGCATTTAAGACGGAACAGGAATACATTACTGAATTGCGTAAAGTTCGTGGGTAAAGGACATATTAAAGAACCAAAAGTTCTTAATTGTGTCACATGTAAAGTAGAGTTTCTAGGTAAACACTACATGTCTAAATATTGCTGTAAAGAATGTAAAGTAAAAGACCCAGAGTTTATTGCTCGACTTCCTACTTTAAATAAAAGTAGCACTTTACTTAGACTATACGGAATTACAATAGATGATTATGCTTCCTTGGTGGAAAGCCAAGAAAGTAAATGTGCCATATGTAATGAAACTCCAAAAACACTTTATGTAGACCATAACCATGAGACTGGAAAAGTTCGTGGTTTGTTATGTATGAAATGTAACGCAGGTCTTGGCCTGTTTAAAGATAAACAATCGAATTTGCAAAATGCAGTCGCTTACTTGCAAAAAAATGAACTTAAGAAAGTCCGAGGTTAATTATGACCAATCTAAAAGAAGCAATTTCTAAGGCTCCAGTGAGCCGCGTTACACGAGTGCCTGTGAGCCAGCGTAACATTCTTACGGTGAAGGGTAAAGACCCAGCATATGAATACCGAGTCGTGAACGATACAGATGATCGTATTGCGCAGTTTATCGAAGGCGGGTATGAACTCGTTGACGATAGCTCTACTGATGTAGGCGACAAGCGAGTATCGCAAGGTACTGCTGTTAGCTCTAAAAAGATTTTCTCTGTCGGTCAAGGGACTAAGGGTTATCTCATGCGTATCAAAAAAGAATGGCATGAAGAAGATCAAGCAAAGAAACAAGCTTTTGTGAACTCACAAGAAGCCTCCATCAAAGAAAAAGCTCTTGATGGTAATTATGGTAAACTCGACATTTCACGCGACTAACCACTTTTATTGCCATTAGGATTTATCAAATTTGACAATTTGGAGATTACTAATGTCAACTGTAAATCGTCTTAACGGCTTTCGACCCGTTAAAACAATCACCGGTGCCCCTTATAATGGGCAAGGTGAGGTAGCCTTTGTTCCCGCATCTGATTCTTCCGTTATTATGGTGGGTGATGCTGTTAAGTTGCTGGGCGATGCCCGTGCAGCTACCGGTGTTCCCACTGTAACTCGTGTTTCTGCTGCTGCGGATATTCCGTTCGGTATTGTTGTCGGCATCCTATTTTCAGGTGTTGGTGATACACAGAATGTTCCCCCGGTCACTGACCTTAACACACCTGTTTATCGTCGTGCCTCCACAGACCGTTATTTGCTTGTAGCAACTGACCCTGCTATTGTGTATGAAGCTCAGTATCTGACTCAATCGGTTGCTGCTGCTACTATCACTGCTAACGTTGGTTTGAATGGTAGTTGGGATGTGACTGCTGGCAACACCGCTTCTGGTGCTTCTGGTATGTCCATTGCAGCTCTTTCTGCAACTACGGCCACATTGCCTCTTAAAGTGGTTGGCTTCCCCAATCGCCCTGATAATATTCCTGGTGATCAATACTTTAGTTATTATGTCCGCTTGAATAGTTCGACTAATGGCACTGGTACTGGTCAGACTGGCGTATAATTTTTAAAGGAATAAACAATGTCCGTAATTAATAGTGGCTCATTTGCCAAGGCCCTATGGCCCGGTGTCAACGCATGGTATGGCCGTGCCTATGACGCATATCCCGAAGAGTATACAAAGCTCTTTGATAAACAAACCTCTAGTAAGGCGTTTGAAGAAGACGTAGGTATTTCCTCGTTTGGTCTGGCAGTGCAAAAGTCTGAGGGTGCTCCTATCTCTTATGATAGCGAACGTCAAGGCTTTATCACTCGCTACCAACACGCTGTGTATGCCCTCGGCTTCATCATCACTCGTGAGATGATGGAAGATGACCAGTATGATGTCATTGGTAAACGTAAAGCTGAAGGCCTCGCCTTCTCTATGCGTCAAACCAAGGAAGTCATTGGTGCTAACGTGTACAACCGTGCTTTCAACTCTGGTTTTGTTGGTGGTGATGGTGTCTCTCTGATTAGTGCTGTTCACCCCAATATCAAGGGTGGTACATGGTCTAACCAAATTGGTACTGCTGCTGATATTTCTGAAGCTGCTCTTGAGCAAGCATGTATCGACATTGCTGGTTTCACCAACGATGCTGGTTTGCTGATTGCTGTGCGTCCTGAGACTCTGGTGATTCCTCGCCAACTCATCTTTGAAGCAAAGCGTATTCTTGGTACTGATGGTCGTGTTGGTACAGATAACAACGATTTGAATGCAATCAAGTCTCTTGGTAGCATCCCTTCGATTGTTACCAACCACTTCCTGACTGATACTGATGCATGGTTTATTAAAACCAACGTTCAGAATGGCCTGAAGTATATGGAACGTCGTGCTGATGCTTTCGATATGGATAATGACTGGGATACTGAGAACGCTAAGTTCAAAGCTACTGCTCGTTACTCGTTTGGCTGGACTGATCCTCGTGCCCTGTACGGTTCTGTTGGTGCCTAATTAACTTAGGGGGAGCTAGTCTCCCTCTTATATAAAGGACAATTATGGCTGTTAATTTTGTACAAGGTCAGGTAGCTCAAGGCGATCCTAATCCGGGTGGTCCCTCCGCAATAAGTAATATTAAAGACAAAGTATGTAAGATTGTAAAACTTACCTCTGCTAACTTTACTACTGCTAACATGGATACTCTTTTGGCTGTTCTTCCTGCTGACTCCACCATCATTGGTGTAGACGTGTGGGTTAAGACTCAGCTTGCTGGTGGTGGTATTACTGCTGCTACATTGAGCTTGGGTAGTGCCTCTGGTGGTACTCAGTTTGTAAATGCTAGTGCGTTGGCTTTTGGTGTGGCTTCGACCTATACCACGGTTCCTGCTATTTCTGGCATCTTCCAAAACTATAACGTTCCGTATGGTAGCGATATTCAAATCTTCGGTCGAGGAACTGCCACAACTGGCAACCCCACTTCCGGTGAGTTGTATCTTGTTATCTCATACGTGCGATAAGTTTATTGGGCTGTCAGTTATGATGGCCCTTTTTTTTGATTAAGGAATTCCATGTCTGGAACTGCACAATCTAGTGGCCTCAAAGCTGCTGGTACATTTCAAATCTTTACTGGCCGTGGGATTGTTTCGGCAGTGCACGCAATTAGTGACGGTACTAACGTGGCTACTGTAACTGTTTATGATAATGCTTCTGGTGATACTTCTGGTAATATTATTGCTAAAGTAAATGGTTCGGTTACTACTGGCTCTAATGGAGCCTATTTCACAACCCCTGTTAGATGCGATATTGGTTGTACCATTGTTGTGGCTGGTTCAGGTACGCCGCAAGGCATTGTTCATTATGGAGCTTAACTATGGCTGGTTCATACCACACTGCTAATGCAACTGTTGCTGCTCATAGCGCAACTGTAGTCACACCGAGTGACTCAACTCTAATTCCAACTACTCGCGCCCTTTACGTAGGTGTAGGTGGTAACATCGCTGTGCAAATGTCTGATGACGAAAATATTATTACTTTTACGAATGTACCTGTTGGTATTCTTCCTATTCAGGTAATTAAAGTCATGTCTACTAACACCACAGCAACTGGCATCATTGCCTTGAATTAAATGACTGCTCCTACTAAATTTAATTCTTTTACTACGGACCTTACTAATGGAGTACATAACTTTAGTACCCATACATTTAAGGTCATGTTGACAAATACTGCTCCTGTAGCTACTAATACTGTTTTTGCCAATATTACAGATATTACAGCAGGAAATGGATATACCGCTGCTGGACTTACTACTACAGTAAGTAAATCAAATACTAGCGGAGTGGAGAAATTAATTTTTACTTCTCCTACATGGACTGCTACTGGTGCTTTTGCTACATTTAGATATGTGGTAGTTTATAATGATACTCAAACCTCACCTGCTAAACCCCTAGTGTTTTGGGTAGACTATGGTAGTCCTGTTAGTATGGTAGCAACAAATACGTTTACACCCACTTTTGATGGCTCTAATGGTGCCATTACTGTTGGTTAATTTTAAGGAAGATAATGCGTACTGGATTTCTGTTTAAACCTAAAGGTAGTTATCTTCCTAATATGGGGCCTAAAGGAAAATTTATTAGCACTCCAAGTATTACAAACCTTTGGAGTGACCCAACAACATGGGGCGGCGCAGTTCCCATTGCCACTGACGTGGTAACGATTGCAGCAGGCCACACAGTCTATCTGGATACGACAAGCGCAGTCTGCGCATCTCTGGATATTCAGGGCACTTTGATCGTTCCTGTCACATCAAGCACAGGGCTTGCCACTGGTTACATCAACGTGCGCTCTGGCGGGGTGATGCAGACCATATCGGGTGATGCTCTCACCTACGAAAAGAACTATACGCAGACATTCCCTCCTTCATATACGTTTACGCTTGGCGGCATCAAGCCACGTATGGGCATCAACATTGGCGCGCTTGGCGACTATGAAACCGTGCGGATATTTGCCGACTCTATGAAGTCGGCACGTGCCTGGTGCGACACAGCAAACACAGTGCAGCTAACAGGCTCTCAGCTTGACGCTAACGGGTGGCCTAATCAGGACTGCTCAATCTACATGTGGGCTGGTATCAGCAACATGCAGGGCTACTACGCCTTGAGCTTCACCGGGCAGGCCACGATAACCCCAGTGGGGTCATCGTCTGTTGTTGTTGGGCAGTCATACAACTCGACGACGAACACGACTACAGCGACCATCACGTATGCCAATACGGGTGGTACAGGTCTGTTCATCGTCTTCACGAACACCAAGAAAACCAGTGGCTCTGCGACCAACACCGGATTCGCAAACTATAAACTGATGCGGCCCACTACATTGGGTGGCACATCGTCATTCCCGGCCACGCAACTATTTAGCGACCAGTTCATTTCCGCGCTTGGTTACTTCACAACCCTGCGCACGATGGATTACCTTGCCATCAATGGCAATATGTGTGCCAACTGGGCAGACCGGACAACCCCATCGCACGCATCGCAAGTCGTGGGTAATCCTGCTGCCACATGGACGCCGGGTTATGAAGGCCGTGGCGGCGCTCTTGAATATGCCGTGATGCTGGCAAACCAGACCAATAAAGACCTGTGGATAAATGTCCCGGTCAATGCGACTGATGACTACATCACGAAGATGGCGCAGCTTGCCAAGTATGGCTCTGATGGCGTGAATCCATACACCAGCGTACAGGCCAGCCCGGTCTACCCTCCGTTGAACTCAGGATTGCATCTCTACGTTGAGTACGCCAATGAGCTTTGGAACTACAGCGGAGCATTCACACAGACACCTCAGAACGCCGCACTGGCTGCTTCTGAAGTCGCATTGGGAGGGTCGCCCATCAACTTCGACGGAGAAACGAATACAGGCGTCTGGGCATGGCGTCGGATTGCCAAGCGCTCCGTGGACATAAGCAACCTATTCCGTGGAGTGTGGGGCGATGCGGCCATGAACACCACCATTCGCGTTGTCCTTATGTCGCAGCTCTAC